CGCCAAGGTGCTTGATCCCAGGTACCGCCGGCCGCCCAGGTGGGCGAAGGTCAAGCCGCTGGCGGTGGAAGTGTCGATGGTGAAACTGCCGCCGCCCAGGCAGACGGAATCGACGTCGGCGGCAAGCGACGCGATGCCGATGCTTCCGCTGGCCTGCGTATAGAGGATGTCGGCCATCAACTGCGAGAAGCCGCCGGAATAGCCGGGGGACGCGGTTGCGAAGTCCCGGTTCATGCGGTCGATGCTCGCACGCTGCTGGGATGAAAGAAGTGTCAGCATAGTAATCCTGCCCGGAGTTGCCGCCGTTCTCAGTCTGCCGACGTTTCAGCCGATTCCTCGGTTACTTCCCAGCCCTGCTGGCGCGCCGCCTCGGCGATCGCGGGGTTGTCGGTGTAGCCGAGGTTGTCCTGGAAGCGGATGCCCACCGGGTGAGGGCCGCTGAAGCCGGGCAGACGAACTTTGAAACGAATGGGTGTTTCAGCCGATTCGCCGGAGTTGTTTGATTTCTTTGCCATGGTCCTTTTCCTTCTTTTGAGATTGATGCCGATCGCCGGGAGCGAATCAGCGTTGAATGGCGGTGTTGAGCCACGCCTGCAGCGTGATCGACGGAGTTGTGCCACCCAGCACGCCATCAAGCCGAACGTATTGCTTGAGGAGGTGCCCGCGCACCACCACCACCTTTGGCCCGACCGAACCCAGGACCGCCAGTGCCGGGCCGCAATCGGTCCAAGTGGCATTGTCGGAACTCTCCTGCATCTTGAGCGAGTAGCTTTCGTCGCCGGTGGTGTAGTCGATCGCGGAAACGTCCACGACGATCGCCGCCGACATGCCCAGGCCGCCGGGGGAGAAATTGCCGCCCATGTCGCCGGCCCCGCCGGCAACAGCGACGGTGTCGAAGCTGGCCGTCTTGGTCACAGCCGTTGCCCCGGTGAGCAGAAGAGAGTCGTCTTGAGGAGTTGGAATGTTCACTTGAAAACCTTTCTTGAAAAGTTGAAACCACCGGCAATCACGCCGGCCATGCCATCGCGCTCAGCTCTGAGCCAGGATGCCGTTGATGCGGGCGACGGCGAACGGGCCGAAGATGCCGATGCCCATCAGTGCCTGAACGATGTCCAGGTAGTATTCGCCGAAGTTGCCCACCGGCTGCGCCTGAATCTCGGTGCCCATGATGCCCTGCAGATCCTTCTCATCATTCTTGCCGCCGAGGCGGGCCACATAAGCCGATGCGGTGAGATTGCTCGATCCCTGGGTTTCGGTGTAGGGGAGAATTTCGTTGTCGAGTTCATCCTTCTCGATCTCCTGGATCTTCGCCCCGTCGTAACTGGTCAGCTGGGTGAAGACGTCGAACACGCCCTTGCCGCCGGCCGCCGCCTTCACGTCTTCGGACAGATCCCGCCGCGCTGTGCGGCTGAGAAAGATGGTCTTGGTGGAGTTGGCACCCTTCACCTTGTCCAGAGCCTTGCTCATGATCTGATGAGTGATCGCCCCGCCATTGGTTCCGCAATTGAGCGTCTGTCCGGCGGTGACCCGCGCCTTGAGTCCGAAGAACTCATTGGCGTGGCCGCTGGCGGAAGGATCGCCCTGAAAAAAAAGCCGGTCGAACATCAGCGCGGCGGATTCGAGCTGGGCGGCGATGTTGATCTGCCGCGACTGCGGCTTGATGTCCATGAGAATGGTGTCGGTCTTCACCTTGCCGCCGATCACGGACAGCATCTCGACATCGGGCGAATAGACGCCGGTGGTCTCGGCGAAGCTGCCGTTGAGCGAGCGGGTCGAGACGCTGGGGCGCTTGGATCGCTTGGTGTAGGGATAAGCCACGCCCTTGAAGCTGATGAAGTTGATCAGCTTCATCATCGTGGATTCACCCCAGAGGGTTTCAACCACGCCCTGGCGGAGAGGATCCTGAATCGTCGCCGCGTATTCTGTTAAACTGAAAGCCATTTTTTCTTTCCGACTGATCGAAGTCAGTCTGTTAGCCGGAGGGACACGCCCGCCGGAGGGTCGATCGGCGGCAACAACCGCCGGCTAATTTCATTTCACGGCCGTCGCAGGCGCAGGAGACGCCGCGGCGCCGGCGGATTCGATGTACATCATCGAGGGTTTCGCCGTCTTGAGCCCCTGGCCGATCTTGTCGAAGCTGCTCATCTTCGACGTGTCCACCACCGCGCCGGGCTTGGCCGCGTTGGCGGGAGGATCACCGTTCACGTTGGGGACAACACCGCCCCGAGACGCGAAATCCGTCTTGAAGGATTCACGGATCGCCTGCTCTTCCACAGCCCACTTGGTGGGATCACTGCCGAGCTGGTTTTTGTAGGGGTCGGGAAGATCCTTCATTTTCTGCGACAGAAACTGATTTCGCTGATCGCTCAGCTGGGTCTGAGACGAACGGGCCTTGTCACGTTCATCCAGCATCTTGGTGATGGATTCGAGCGTGAGGGGGGCATCCTTCGCGGGGGCTTCCTTCACCGGGGTTTCCGGCTTGGCCTCGGTGAGCTTGGCGATCTGCTCGGTCAGAGGTTTCAGTTGGGCCGCCACGCCCTGGGCAATGGCATCGGCCAACGCCTTTGGATCGATGGCGGTGATCGCTCCGCCTGCCTGGTTAGATTCAGCCATTGGGATGGCCTTTCCGTCGCCCTCGGGCGAACGTTTGAGAAATTTCAAAAGGGCTTCGAACGCCATTTATTTCGCTCCTGACGAAGCCATCCAGGGGCGATAATTTTCTTTGACCTTGGGGAACAGGTTTTCGGTGCGGAAGCGATAGGCCGCCTGCGAGGGCGTCAAACCAAGCATCCCATCATCGATCCCGTCCGCATGATCCATTTCCGATGCGCTCGCGAGCGCCTCCACGAAGGGGCGCGTGCTTTTTGTGCAGTTGGGGTGAAACGGCGGACCGCCGCCAGGGAGAGACGACAGCGCGGGATACTTGTCGCTCTTGCCGCCGAGGCTGAAGACCTGGCCGAGGTATGCCGTGCAGAAGTTCTTGCTGACGCGCCCGATGATCGAGACCAGATCGAGCCCCATCGACTGCAGGCGATCGTGACGCGACTGCGTCGTCGCCTGGCGGGTCTTGGTGCGCGCCACCATCTGGGCGTAGTAACCGGTTTCATATTCGCGGACCGTGCCGTCCTTGCAGGTGATGGGCACCGTGCCCTTGTGGACCGCTTCCAGCGCAACGCGAAGCTGGCGAATCGTTTCCCTGGGTTGGCCGTCGATTGCCCCGCCGGCGAGGATGCGGTTGATCTCCGATTCGTCCAGGCCCTTCTGGGCAGTCGCATGAAGCAACCGCTTGGCGCGCTCGCCCATGTTGTCCGCCGCCTTGTATAAATCGCCCGCGGTATCCCTGGCGAACTGGATCGCGGTGCCATGATCGATCAGGCCGAACGCACCTCGCAACGAAACCGGGTCGATGTCGAGTCCGACCCCGACCGCCTGTTGATCGGCCCGGGCGATGCCGGCCGCCATCGATCCGCTGATGGCGTTGCCGGTCCATTTGGACGCGTAGGCTTTCAACTGATTCAACGCATCATCGATCTGCATCGAGAGCTGATGCGCGCGGGCGATCTTCGCGGGGCTGTTGCCCGGCTCAAGCACGATCTTCGCAACTCGCTCGGCGGCGGCGGTATAAGTGCGGGTCAATTCCTCGATCGTCGATTGGGGAATGCCGGCGTTGGAGAGTTCGGGAATCGCCATGATGATCACCATCACGAAAAGCAGAATCGTTTTCATGCCATCGCCTCCTCAGCCTGCGCTGCCTGCGTGGCGGCGGTTTCCTCACCCGCCTCGATCGATTGATCGCCCGCGGGGGAACCGGGCATCTGCGTTCCCATAAACACGTTGGGTGCTTTTGCTGCGTTCTCTTCCGCCAGCTCCTCCAACTCGGCAGCAACGGCGGCCGGATCATCCAGCTGGGCTTCGATGCCGCGGCGAAGCGAGATCAGGCCGACTCCGCGCAGCACAGCCAGGCGGTTGGCCTCGTCCAGATCATCCAGAGGGATGCCGTCCTGCAGAGAAACGCCGATGGGTTCACGGTCGTAACGAACGCCTGGAATCGTCTGTTCGAGCGATTGGGCGGTGCTGAGGGCGCGGCGGATGCCAATCGTCCAGTAGACACTTTTTCGCTCCGCCTTTTTCAGACTGTTCATCGCCTCGACTTTCACCTTCTTGTAGGCCGCGTTGCCCGACCCATCCCGCATGCCCAGCAGCACCGGGCTGGTTTCGGTTGCGATCAGCAGGCCATGCAGGGCGTTGTCCCGTTCCTTGATGGCCGATTCCAACTCGGCGTTCCATTGCAGGTATTGCGGGATGTCATCCTTGGTCCGGAAAAAGAAGGCGTCCTTGTTGTCGGCGTTGCCCTGGCCGTTGGCGTTAAGCTGGGGGAAAGCCATCTTGGGATCGGCATGCTTGGCGATGGCGCGGAAGAGCTGGGTCTCCTTGGCGTTGAGCGTGTCCTGCTTGGGAATCGCGATGTCGTAATCGCTGACCGGGCATCCGCCATCCAGTTCATTGGGGATCCAGGTGATGGTGTTTTCGACGATGCCCGTATTCACCAGGGGCATAAGAGGAGCCTCGCCCTCCGGCAGTTGCCATTGGTCGAGATTGATTTCTGTTTTTACGGGTTTCCCCTCGCTGGTGTCGGCCAGCTGGTAGAGCTTGCGCGCGATCCTTCCCGGCAGATAGCTGGTTACCAGCAGAAGGATGATCGGCTGTTTGTCGGTTCCGACGTTCTGGACTGAGTAGCGGTCATAGCGGGGAAACTGCATGTCTGGGGACATGACGCCGATCGGAAAGATTTCTTCGGTTGGCACGGTGCGGAGAGCCGTCCGGCCGTTGAAGAGGATCGCTTCGATGTATTGCTCGCCCTGATAGCTGCCGTCGCGGCTCGATGAATAAAACAGTTGATGGCAGCAGGAAAACTCGATCAGCCGCTTGAGCGAATCCTGCTGGGCGGGAATCGATACTTTGATTCGCGCCTCGGCGCCAAGCAGAAGGTCTGATGATTTGAAGCTGACCAGGCGAAGCGCGTTGTAGGTGATGTAGGGTTGGATCATCCGATCGCCCACTCGCATGGGTGGGAAGTCAGCCTGGGTGCGCCCCTCATCCAGGAAGTATTGCCGATGCTGACCCTTATAGAGCATCGTGGCCTGCCGGAGCCGCTCAAGACGGGCCTGCTGTGCGGCGGTGAGGAAATTCCCATAGCCACCGGCGCGCATCTCGTTGTATTCCGAATCCTCGGTGTACAACCAAACTCCAGGTGGTGCCGTCACGAGTTGCATCAGGTATACCCCACTGGCTTGCGGGCCATCGGGGCTTTCAATGGCACCATGATTCGTTTGGATCCCGCGCGGCGGGCCAGCGCGCCGCTCCAGGTGATGTCGCAGTGGCTTTCGGGCATCAGCGGATTTTCGGTCACGTCGTAAGTGACATCCCCGCCAGTGTCATCCTTCTGCAGGGCATAGAGATCGGTCGCGATGAACTTGTAGGGAGACTCAAGAGCGGGAATCGTCTGCTGCTGATCGGTGAAGGCGGTCTTCAATCCGCTGGCCAGTTCCTTCTTGCGGCTGCCGCCGAAATTCACACCCTCCCAGCGATCGCCATACTCGGTGGTGAGTGTTTCGTTGGAGTCGATCCCCAGTCCCGTCGAGTCGCCACATCCCACGCTGAACGCCGAATCCATCGCGGACCGAAGCACCCGGCGCTGGAGGTCGAACGTCACATCGTGCATCAACACCAGGAATCGCAGTTGTGCCGGCCGATTCGGAAGGATGAGGTTCACCCAGGCCGATGATAAATCTCCGCGGCGCGCCACGTCCCAGCCCACTGCGAGCATGCCGCCGGCTGGAAGTTCGCGACGGAAAAAGCCGGCTTCCCATCCCGCATCTTTTTCGATGCGGAGGTAATCAAAATCCAATCCCTGGGAGAGCGCGGCCGCCTGCTCGATTTGCGCCCAGGTCAGAAGCGCCGACAGATCTCCGGTGAATTTGCATTCGTATTCGCGCGGCCATTTGCCTTCGGAGTTGTAGAGTCGGCGGAACTGTTCGATGGTGCAGAGGTTTCCCTTGTTGTCCTTCAGAACGAACCCTTCCTGATTCACGCTCTGGTAGATGTCGCAGGTGTGAATTGAATAGGTCTCAGGATCGTTGCAGATCTCATAGAACTTGGTGCTTTTGCCACGGGGTGTGCTGATCGCGATTAAGCAGAAA